AGCATGGTGCAGACTCACTGATACCGATCTAACGCCATGGGAAGCGGACACCCTTCATAAGCTATCTGAGAGTTATGTGGTACAATTACATAGAAGCAAAGACTCTAACGCAGAGCCTCCTTATGACACTAGGTCGATAGAAGAAATGCGCGAACGCTCAAGCTCGCAGTTCCAGAGACTATTCAAGCAAGCCGGTGGGGGTGTTAATCGTGGCTGATGTTTATTCGTTATCGGTAAGAGCCGACACAAGCGACATCCGGCGCGGGCGGAATGATTTAGATCGTTTCGGCAAACAGGCTGGCAGCACTGGCAAAACTGTCTTAAAACTAGGGAAAGGTCTGGCAGTATTTGTTACTGCTTCGGCGGCTGCTGCCACTGCGCTTGGCGTGTTGGCCGTCAGTTCGATTAAAGCGGCTAAGGAAATTGTCGGACTGGCCCGCGTTGCAAATGCCACTGTCCCAGAATTCCAAAAGATGGCCTTCGGAGCAAAGTCAGTCGGCATTGAAACCGACCAGCTTTCCGATATTCTAAAGGATATGTCAGACCGCGTTGGTGACTTTCTCACCACTGGCGGTGGCCCGATGGCTGACTTCTTTGAGAAGATAGCCCCACAGGTTGGCGTAACCGCAGAGCAGTTCAGGAAACTATCAGGGCCAGACGCCCTCCAGCTATATGTAAGCAGCCTAGAAAAAGCAAACTTGTCTCAAAGTGAGATGACCTTTTTCATGGAGGCTATTGCGAACGACTCTACAAGACTGCTACCGCTTCTGAGAAACAACGGCGCAGCCATGGCCGAACAGGCTAAGCAGGCTGAGGCGCTTGGCATTGCACTGTCTGAAGTTGATGCGCAAAACATCATGGATGCAGCAAAACAGATTGATCGTGTCGGTTCAGTATTCGGGGCGTTCTCTGACCAGATCGCCGCAGAAATATCACCGCTAGTCAGCGCGCTGGGGCGTCAATTTTTAGGGCTTGCAGCAGATACCGGCGGCGTTGGTGAAGCGGCGGCGACTTCATTTAACGTTGTTGTGGATGCAATAGCTACAGTAGTAAACGCCCTTGACGCGCTGGACAGGGGGCTATTGCAATCGCAGACAGCCGTTGACCAGTTCGCCCTAGCATTTAGAGTAGGGCTTCTTGAAATTGCGCGAGAGATCGTTGAAATACCAACGGGCGCAGTTAACGAGATGATCAGCCTAATAAATAATATCCCAGGCATTAAAGCAGACGCGCTTGGTATGTCTGATTTTGGCAATGAGATTCAATCTGAAATAGAGGACGCCAAGTCAGAGTTTGAGGCGCTTGGAAACGCTCTTGATGAAGCACTAATCCAGCCGCTTGCCGGTGATGAGCTAAAACGACTAGTGGTTGAAATAAGGGAAGAAGCCGGAAAGTCGGCAGCCGCTGTTAATCAGATCACAGTATCGACCGATGATCTAACAGCTTCAACCGCCGCCGCCTCTACAGCGATAAAACTAGAGCTGGAATTTCTGCGAACACAGAATGCTCTCATTGAAGCGGGAGTGGCTGCATCCGAAGCAGAAATAATTGTAAGAGAAAAGAAGACACAGCTACAACTTCAAAGCAAAGGACTGACCGCAGCCGAGGCCGCTGAATATGTAGCGCTTGGAAACGCTATTGATGACGCCACGGAAGCAGAGAAAAGGCGTCAGGCAGCGCTTATGGCTTCGACGAAAATAGGCGTTGAAGATGACCCGATGCTGTTGCGCATTGAGGCACACAAACGCGGCCAAGACATCATCACAGAACAGCAAAAGCAAGCCGAGCAAGAGCGCATTGCAGCATCACGACAAGCCAATTCTATGATGGGCGCTGATTTCTTGACCTCCGCAGAAAACCTAAGTATTGCGTTCAAAGATATTACTGCATCACAACAATCTGCGGTAAATGCTTTAGGCGGCGCAATGTCAAACATCAAATCTATTATGGCGCAAGGCGGAGAAGAGTCGTTCCAAGCATACAAGCGACTAGCTCAGGCCGAAGCAGCTATAGCAGGGTCGCTGGCTTTCATAAAGGCATTGGCTTCAGCGCCACCACCAGCCAATTTTATTCTGGCAGGGTCGATTGCGGCGCTCACTGCCGTAAACATTGCGGCGATTGACCAACAAGAATACCAAGGAGCCCGCGCAATGGGCGGCTCAGTAACAGGCGGCGGGTCATACATGGTCGGTGAGAATGGCCCGGAGGTTGTCACCATGGGCGGCTCAGGCGTGGTTACGCCTTCAAGTGTCAACAACAATGGCGGCACCACCAACGTCACTCAAGTATTCCAGTTGGGCGGTGGCGGTGGCGATGCCAAGCGCGAGATACTGGCAGCCGCGCCATTCATCAAGGCTCAGGCTAAACAAGCCGTACTTGAAGCGATCAACCAAGGCGGGGCCATGAGTCGCGCTGTCGGCAGGAGAGGATAATGGCGGTCAAAGACTTCCCGAGCATCACCGCAGATGCGGAATCATGGAGCGTTATCTCCAACACTCAGGGATTCACAAGTGATCTAAACGGCGCAACTCAGACGGCGGTACTGCCGGGCGCAAGGTGGAGCGCTTCGTTAACCTTCACCAACCGCACGGGTCGAGAGGCGAGGGCGCTTCAGGGGTTCCTGGCTGGCTTGCAGGGTACGGCGGGGCGGTTCTACCTGACGCCTGTACATTGGACGCCTTTGGGCTCTCCCGCTGGAACGCCTGTGGTTGCAGTTAGTCAGTCACCAAACGCTATCACTCTGCAAACATCCGGGTGGAATGTGAGCGTCACTGACCTGCTCGTCTCCGGGGACTACTTCGAGATCAACGGCGAGCTTAAAAAGATCACGGCTGATGTGTCGTCGAACGCTTCGGGCGAGGCGACATTAGAGTTTGCGCCCCCACTTCGTATCGCCGCTACATTAGGCCAGTCGATACGCTATACTGAGCCGAGGTCTATCATGCAGCTGAAAGGCGACGACCAAGCATCATGGCAAGCATCAGGCCCGCACATTTACGCAGTCACCATGGACGCTTTCGAGGCGCTTGATATATGAGAGACATACCTACTGGCATTGTTACAGCGCTGGAGTCATCAATATTCAGGCCGCTGTTCCTTGTTGAGATTCAGTTCGACACTGTGCTTAGATTCTCAAGCGCTTATGGTGCAATCACGGTTGCCGGCGTGGAGTACCTTGGCGCGGCCAACCTTGGCAACATCACCAGCGCAAAAGAAAACTCAGACCTTGACCCCAACGAACTAAAAATAACCTTGGCAGGTATATCAGACGCCTCGCTTTCAGCGGTAGGAAACAGCAACTATCTGAATCGAGCCGTAGTGGTAAAGGTGGCAATGTTTGACGAAGACGGCGGCGTCATTGATGATACGGCAATGAACTATTTTGTCGGCAAAACAGACGATGTGAAGTTCAATTACGGTAAACAAAGCTCTATCGTTGTAACGGCGCGTGATAGGCTTGCGGACTGGTCGAGGCCAAGGGTTGAAAGGAACATGAATTCAGATCAGCAGGCGACCTATCCGGGCGATAAGGGCTTTGAGTTCGTTGGGCAGATTGCGGATAAGAAGATCATTTGGCCTAAAGGGGAGTTCTTCGAATGAGCTTTTGGAGTGAAATTGGGCAAAATTTTGTAGACGGGTTTACGGATTTGGGCGGGGCTGTTGGGGATTTCTTTACCGATCCATTAGGCGCTCTTGAGGATGCCTTTAACGCTACGTTGGACATAGTTACGCTTGGGAGGTTCTCTTATACAAAAGATGCAATCAGGGGATTCATAGCAGGGCTAATCCCGGAACAAACATTCCAAGACAGGCAGCGCACAGTCAGAAGCGCCACTGAGCCCAAAACTGTTATCTATGGCAGGGCGCGGACTGGCGGGCAGATTGTTTATACTGAGGATCAAGGCAAGGACAACATCCTGCTATGGATGTGTTTTGTTGTAGCGGGGCACGAAGTCGAAGAGATTGAGACTGTCTATGCAGATGGCAAGGTAGTTGCAACAAGCAACGGGCCTGGCGTTAACGGCTATATGGTCAGGCCGTCAGGAAACCCGTTTGGCGATAACATTTTGGCATGGTCAGTGCATGGGAACAGATACTCTGCATTTATTCCAAGTACAAATGTTGACTATGACGACGACAGCTATGACGGGACATTCTCTCCGCCAAGCTGGACATCTAGTCACCGGCTGTCTTACCAGTCCTATGTGTGGATTAACCTGATATTCGATAAAGAGACATTTGGAGACTCAGGACTTCCCAGATTCACATTCGACGTGAAAGGAAAGAACGATCTATACGATCCCAGGACAGGAGTGTCAGGCTATTCAGACAACCAAGCGCTGGCGATGCTGGACGTTCTCCGCTGGGATCGGATGTTTGACGAAAGCGATTCGGCCATAGACTTGCCCAGTTTTATTAGTGCAGCCAATGCCGCTGATGATCTCGTGGCGTCGGGCGTGGGCACAACTGAAAAGCGCTACACCGTAAACGGCACATTTAAGCTGCAAGCCATCCCCTTAGAGATACTGAAATCAATCGCTTCAGCGGGCGCGGCAACACCCTACTTTGACGTAGCATCGGGCAAGTGGAGCGTGTCACCGGGCGTTTATGAGCCCCCAGTTTTAAGCCTTGACGAATCAGACCTTGTTGGCGGGCTGCCGTTCCAAGTTGGCCCACCCAAGAACAGCCGCAACAACGTAGCAAAGGGTACCTACATAGACGCAGATCAAAACTTTGAGGCCGTCGGCTTTGAAGAGCTTTATATCAGTGAGTATGTGGCTGACGATTTGGAGGTGCTGGAAAACTCCTATGATTTCCCTTGGACGAACTCCGGCACAATGGCGCGCCGTCTCGCTAAAATTGACATTGAGCGTAACCGGTTTGGAATCAGCCTGAAAGCAGTCTGCAAGTTTAAAGCAATCGTGCTTACACCTGGCGACCGCGTATCTCTTTCGATTGCCCGACTTGGATGGAGCCCTAAAATATTCCGGGTTGAGTCTGTCGAGATTTCCTTCGAATCAGGCGTTGCACTTGAGCTTAGAGAAGACGCAGCCGCAATTTACGCATGGGAAGAAGGCGACGCGCTGGCGCTTGATAAGCCGCCCGCCATAAGCATCCCCGGCGGCATGACCATCAGCTCACCTTCCGGTATTACGTTCGCTGAAGAAACGTATCTGTCAGTAGAGGGCGAAGTAAAGGCGCAGCTCACAGTGTCATGGAACGACCAGCCATCAGCCCTTGCCTATGACTTGCAGTTTAGGATCGGCGGCGATCCCTTGTGGATTAACGCGGCTTCGTTCTGGCAAGACAATGAATTCCCGATTCGTGACATAACCGACGGCACGTATGACGTTCGCGTGAGGGCTATTAGCCGTATCGGAAAGCGCTCGGGCTGGACCTCTGCGACTTACACTGCTGACAGCTTCATAGCCGACCCTGTGCAGGCGCTGCCGGTCATCGAAATCCAGAACACGCCCAAGAATCCAGACACAATCTATAGCACCATTCTCGTTGATGTGACGGCACCTAGTGATCCCGATTACGATTACGCGGTGATCCAATATCAAAAAGATGGAGATCCAGACTGGCAGAGCGCTGGCCCGGTTGATGATAACGGCGATAAGCGGATTATCGTTGAGGCCGATGGAGTAACCTATAACATCAGGGCGGCTTCTGTTTCGGTGATTGGGATTCGCTCAAGCGTTTGGACAAGTGGCGCGATCACAATCACCAATTCCATCAATAAAGAAGATGGGGATGTTGGCGCTCACATTGCCGTTCCGCCTGTACATGGCCTTGAGATATTTGAACAAGGTAATAACGCTGAGTTTACAGGCCGCGAAGCCAAGTTCACATGGCGCAAGACCTCCATCACAGACTGGCAGGAGCTAGGCGGAGAGGGCTTTTTAGGCGCTGGCAGCGGCAACCTTGATCAATACTTTAAGGACTATCAGCTAGAGGTCTGGGTCAGTAATGAGATAGTACGGACAGAGTTTGTGGTGGATGCGTCCTACGTTTACACCTTTGAGAAAAACGCAGAAGATTATAAGCGTGTGCTTGGCGTAGTGGGCGCATGGCGTGAGTTTGAGGTTAGAGTTTATTGCCGGTCACGAATGAACGGGATCAGCGATCGGCCTGCAAAGCTTGACGTATCCAACACCGCCCCCGAACCCTTAGCCGCACTCTCAGTAGTACCAGGCTTCAGCGTGATCGAGATCAGCTATCTGCGCCCCGATGATCTGGACTTTGCAGGCGTTGATATTTGGGTTAGCCAAACGCAAGGCTTTGACCCTAATGCTATTGACCCAACAGCTACGGTATCGGACAACAGCTATATCGTGTCCAGTCTGACCCAGGGCGAAACCTACTATGTTCGGCTCCGGCCCTTTGATCTGTTTGGCAAGACCGGCACCAACACAAGCGCAGAGTTTGCAGTCACTACAAAGACCGGCGTGGATATTACCGGGCTGAGTGGGTGGGCTTATGAGATCGCTCCGGTTGATCGGACGTTCATACAGAACAACGTGGCGGGCGGGGCTATAGACCTGACTGATACCGTTGTCGGTGGTCTGCTGTCGGGCGCTAAGCTGGCTAACCTTGCGG